GGAGTTGTACGTCGTGGGTTGTGTTGTCAGCTTCGTCAATAATGATGACTTTGTGTGCCGCGTCAGCAGAAAGAGAGACGGTCGAAGCAAAGTTCTTGGCTGTGTTCCGTACAGTGTCCAGAAATCGTCCTTCATCGGATCCGTTGATGATGATGTAGTCGGCCCCTAGTTCCTCGCACAATGCACGAGCAATAGTTGTTTTACCACAACCAGCGGGACCAGATAGAAGGAGGTTGGGAATTTCACCAGAGTTTAGAAAATCCTGAAAGGTCTTAAGAGTAGAATCAGGCAGGATACAATCTTCAATAGTTTTGGGTCGATACTTTTCGACCCAAAGAAAATCATTACGAGACATTAATTATCAGACGTAGGTGGAATCAGGCTCAAGAGCGATGTAGTACTTGAGGTCAGTGTTCTTGTTTGTGAACTCGGAAAGAAGTTTAGAAGAAATCACAACATCATATGTTCCAGGAATGATCTTGATGTTCTCAACTTTGAAGTTGAAAGAAAAATCTTTATCCGTTTCACCAACCTCTTCACTGAACTCGTGAGAAGTATCATTCTTCTTATCACGAACCACTAGTTCGATTTTACCGTTACGACCGACTGCAGACAGATCGGGAACTTGATAAATCGCCGCGGCCTTTAGAAGTTTGTCGAGTTGTTGAGTTGCAACAGTAAAACAAACATCTTTAGAAGGAAGAGAGATCTCTTTCTCTGGAGGAGAAACGATCACACTAGGATCCGCAAAGAAGTATTTTGCACGACGACGACCATCACGGATGGTCAGATAAGAATCACCAAACTCCAGATCGGGAGAGTCATAAAGAGACAGACCAGACAGGAACTGATTGAGATCATAGATCGCAAAGTCAGATTCAAAGTCCTCCTCAATCTCAGCCTCTGCGAGGATGTTTTTCATCACAGAGATAGTCTTCAGTTTGTTACCTTGTTTGATCAGGATAGACTGATTGATCTGAGAGAAGTTCTTGAGAATATTGGTGGTGTTATTAGAAAGTTTCATATGCGTCCTTGCGGTCATTATGCAGTCCAGAAAAGTGGTAGAGAAGAATACAATAGTGGATGGCTTTCAGAATGTCAAGTTTTGACTTTCCATTTTTCTTACCAAACCGAGAGAGATATTTGATTGCATTAGATCGACAGAAAGCTTCTGCATCACCAATACTTTCAATCAGATCAAGAGTTTGAGTCTTAGACTCTTGAGAGGTGTAATGAGCCTTGTAAGTTCCTGACAGATAGTCACGAACTTCTTTCATAGTCAGATCTTCTTCATACTTCCAAAATCCATTTTTGGTAGTAGCGTCAAGATTGAGATTAATCTCGTTTCCAAGAACGAGAGAATCTGGACTGTCAACAGATGATTCGGGGGTGTATTCAAAACCCCCGTTTGCACTTACCCAATCCATATCATTCATATAGAGTTCATCGTAAAGTAGAGACCACGCATTCATTGTACATCCTGTTGGGGGTTCATGTCAACATCAGCATCAACTTTGTCGTACAGATCCATGAAAGCCTGTTTGGTTTCATCATCGAAACGATTCAGACAAACTTGAATTGACTTACTCTTATCACCAAAGATATTGAAGGCCTGAACGATGTGAACCAGACGACGAGTAGAGATCACTTCATCAACACCACCATCGTAGAAGGTCTTGCGAATGATGTCAGCCCAGTCAACAAGGTGAGTGACGAAACTGTCATCCTCACAAATCTTGGAAAGAATTTTGGCCTCAATGGAAGCAGTAGGATAAGACTGTTCAAAGGTGATTGGGAATCGTTCCAGGAAAGCTTCATTGAGAACATTAGTTCCGATGAAACGACCATCGTCAGAACCCTTACCCTTGGTGTTTGCAGTTGCAATTACAGTGAACCCAGGTGCTGGTTTTACATACTTACCAATCTTCTTCAGGAAGACACCTTTACCTTCCAGAACAGATTGCAGACACAGAATCTTGTTAGATGCAAGATCGATCTCGTCTAGAAGAAGTACAGCTCCGCGTTCCAGAGCTTCGATGACTGGACCATTATGCCAAACAGTGTTACCGTCAACCAAACGGAACCCACCAATAAGATCATCCTCGTCGGTTTCAATGGTGATATTGACGCGAATCAACTCCCTATTTAGTTGAGCGCAGGACTGTTCCACACCCATGGTCTTACCATTTCCTGACAGACCAGTGATGAAGACAGGGAAGAACGACCGTGATCCGATGATGTTCTTCAGATCCTTGAAGTTACCAAACGGAACAAAGTTGGAATCCTTCTGAGGGATCAGAGATTGTTGAACGTATTCCAGTGTATCGACAGACTTTTCCAGTTGTTGACGAACCTCTTGAATCGTGAGATCCCAGGTCCCACGTTTGACTTTGAACTGTTCCAGTTTCTTGGTGACAGTGGGATAAGAAACCCCGTTCATGGCACAGTAGGCACGAACATCAGCTGCGGTGATCTGTTCACCGTATGCATCGCGAAGTGAATCAATGATGGCCGTGGTCATTTGGGTTGTCTCCCTTTGTGTATGTATATAATATACATGAAAAAACCCCCCTGGCGACAGGGGGGTGGACAGTATCAGAACTGGTCGATTCTGAGAAGTCGTTTGTGTTTGTAGGCCTGTTCATGACCATTCCCATCAAACAGAATGGGGAAGACTCCAAGGAAGTGGTGAAGTTTCCGTGAAGGCAAACTACTCAAGTCAAGACCAGGGACTTGAGTGGTGTACTGCATGTACTGACGAACTTCCGTCAAACGAGCTTCAACAGAAGCAAGAAACTCTTTTGTCTGAGTGAGAATAATCTCACGAGCACACTCACGCTTGGTATAGAGTGCGAAGTAAGTATGGTCACCTCGGGAACCGTTCTCAATAATGTCCCGTACCAAACGAGCTTCGTTGGCACCACTCAATGCGTCATAGAAAACAAACTTGGGGTCACCATTCAGTTGAATGGTAGGATGAATGGTGTTCCCAGTCATGTCCTTCATGTCTGGGCAGTTCTCCAACCACTTTTCCCAGTCGGAACGGTCCAGTTTACGGACAATAGGGTTACCACCCTTTTCAGTTCGTTCCCAGATCCAGTTCTCGATCTTGGAAATAGAACCGCCTGCGTTGTTGGGGAAGATCTTTTCGATCTCACAGTCCTTGTAAAGCCATTCCTTGATGGCAGTTCTGTCTCGGGGAAGTTCACCGATACGAATGAGTTCTGTACCAGCGACTACAAAGTCAAGTTGTTTGACACGACGACGAGGGGGGTGGTAGTTCAGCTTCAAGCCGTTGGTGTAGTCACCACGAGTGCTGTCGTCAAAAGGTTCCATCATGACAGCAGGCATGAATGGAAGGTGTTCTCGCATACCTGCAACACCTCTGGTGCGGCCGTCAGCAAAAGTGAACTCGTTGTCTACGACAGGAGGGAAATCAGTGGGAATCCAACCTTCCTGTCGGAAAGAATACTGCATCTCTTCGATGGGGTCTCCATCGTTCTGTTCCTCACGAACTGCCTTGTTCGTGAACTCTAGGTCATCTTCATCCTTCTGACGAAGATCAACCCATACGAAATCAATGAACTTGCCATTGAATCGTTTCTCGCACTCTTCAGGCGAGAACATCTGGCGATAGTCTTCAAGACTAACCAGTTTACCAAAGACATCTTTGGTGTCTTGTGTAGACATAAGTCTACCTCCTGGCCCATGGCCGATAATTTTTAGAGTGATCTTTAGCCCGCGGCGTCGATCACTTTGAAATAATACAAGTTTATTTTAAAAAAGGCAAGGCCCCTTTGTTATCTTAGCATCTGGTTGCAATCTAGTAATTAAATTCATGGTTCTCTTGTGAGGTCTACCTTTCCAACCATACCAAGGTTTGACCTTACCTTTATTATGTGGAGGTTCTTTGCCAACAGAATAGTACTGATCGGAAGTCATATCCACAATAAAACCGTTCTCACGATCTCGCAACCACCAGTGAGTACCACCAAAACAATCAGGACCCATCATAGGATCGAGAGTATCTGTATCTAAAAGATAATACATTGCCTGAGACGTATGATAACAGTGACCATACATCGGATTTGTCTCATTTTTGGCTCTATACTTTTTTGTGAGTAAATCTGGAGTTAGAACTTGTTTGAGTTTCTGTGAAAGACCAAGTATTGTTGAAATATTATACGGTACTCTTTCATACCATAGAATATCTGTCTTGATGATCTTCCACTCATCATCCACTTTTTGATAAGAATGACGTTCTAACTTATCCACTCTGGTTTGCGATCTGGTTTACGAAGATAATTTTTTGACACCCAAGGTTTTGAATTGATGTACCTTCGGTATGCAGTAAATGTATCTATGCTGTCATCATACTTGAATTCATCAGGCATGGCACGAGAAAAGTTGTCGGCCATGCTGTAACAGACAATAGACTTACCAGACTTGCGATGAAATATTTTTTTAGCTTCAAACAAAGCAGGCAGACAAGAGTGTAATTTACCATATCGTTGTCGATACTCTTCACACAAAGACAATCCGTGTGCAATCAACCAGGCGGTATTGTAATGATTTTGTGCAGCCCATTTGGTAGATGGATGATTACGAAACGCACCTTTTGCAGTTGCATAATATCCACCATCTTTCTTAGGTAGTGGACCCCAATCATAATACCACTTAGAGAAAATAATTGAGAGCATTTGACAACACTCAAGAGGCATCTTGACAATATGTTTATCAGGAAGAACCCGTGCTGACCAGTGAGGACTTTGTTCAGTGGCGAAAATGTTCATCGTAGTGGCCTCTCAAATTCTTGGGATATCATGTCGGTTGCACCAAACATTTCATACATGTACTGTACACCCGCTTCAGGAACAGCATGGTCGCCGCATGTGAAAACATCACAAACTGCCATACCCTTCTCTGGCCAAGTATGGATACTAATGTGGGACTCGGCAAGCATAGCAATAGAAGTAACACCCTGAGGATCAAACTTATGCACTGCTAAATTCAGCAAAGTAGATTTACACTCCTTTGTTGCCCGATACATTGTCATGCGAATAAATTCTTTGTCGTCAAGCAAATCAAAAGGACAACCCTTCAATGTAAAAAGAATGTGTTTCACGCGACCAGCTCCACGAATTGAGAAAGGACTTTCTTGTTCAGTTTCTTGTTTGCAAGAGACTTCTTGAATGCACTGCGGATTGCAGTCTTCTTAGCACCCTCTTCCACATCGAATTCTACATCATTGTTGAGGGAGTTGGCATTAATCGCAAAATATTTTACATATCCACAACCTTCGATGGCCACACTCTTGTTTTTGCGATACTCGGATGTTAGTTGTTCGTTTCCATACTGATCATTCATTCCAAGGAACCGATTGAACTCACCACCACTAACCAAACGGAATCCGATCAAATTAGTTTCAGGATAGATGTCACTCAGATGATTCAACAAAGCTTTGGTCATCCCAGTAAACCGACCTTCCAATTTGTATGTGTGACCGTTCTTCCGATTACGAATGAATCCCACATCTTCACGAGTGTGAACATTACCCCAATAACCTTCTTGATCATCACGATTGATCCAAGAAAAATAAGGAACACCTGCAGATTCACCATCAGTCAAGATAGAAACATGAAGTTTTTGAACTCCATTCTCTTTTTTGAATTCTGGAATGATGGTATGAAGAGCGATAATAGCCTCGTTCAAAGGTGTACCAGACAAACCCAACCTTTCAGGCCACAGACCCATAGAAAGAGTAAAGAGACCTTTGCACTGTCGTTCAAAGTTTTGAGCATTGACTTTGTGAGTCAGAATATTCATGAGATTGAACCACTTGTTCACAGCCAATTTGTTTTGACCAGGTTCCATATGAGGAGTTTCATTCCAACGACTACGATCACTGTACATAGTTCCAGTGTCATCATTCTTGAACCACTCATTAGTGAATGCATAAACTTCAAACGGGATCTTTACCTTACGACAGAAAAATACCAGACTGAGAAGTTGTTTGACCGTATCATGAAGAACGTGGCCCATAGAACCAGACCAGTCAAGAATGAAAATCAAACCATGATTCTTACCATCAGGAAGAACCGTCACTTTCTTGAAGAGATCATCATTGAACTTGAAAGTGTGCAGTTTGGTAGTATCAAGAACACCAGTGCGAGACGTGGTAGCACGAGCATATGAATCTGCAGACTTCTTGCATTCAAACTCTTTGACAAGATAGTTCACTTCTTTTTGAACATCTTTCTTGAACTCAACATACTTCTGTTCCCAAATAGGAAGAGCACTTTCATAACGGGTCTCCCAAAAATCATATGCACAATCCCAAACTTCTTCATTCGGAACAACCAGACTCTTCAGGTTGACTTTGGGAACTTCATAATACTGATAGTCCATACCAAACCGCGATGCGGCTTCCTTCAGTTTTTCCTGCAAAGACTCATCGGTAAGAACATCATCGATGTTGATCTCTTCAGAGACTTCCTCACCACCATGACTACCAGATGAACCCATGGAAGGTTCTTCAGATTCACCCTCCTCAGATGTTTCGGCATCGGTGCTTTGATTTTCAGGGCCAGAACCACCACCCTGGTTTCCCATTTGAGGAACTTCGATATCTTTTTTATCTTCTTCTTTTTTCTTCTGTTCCTTCATAAAGGCATATACAGCTTCTGCAGCTTCAATAGCTTCATCAAACGTCTCAGATGCACCAGTCATCTCAACAAAACACTTCTCTTCATCAGAGAACTGAATGTCAGGATTACCTTTGAAGTACAGATTGATACGGTCGATCAAAGTCATGGTGGAGACATCAGTGTCTTCAATCCCAAAGAAGTCTCTCTCCATCAACTCATAGTATCCTTTGAAGAAAGATTTATTGAGACCAGGAAACTTACGTTTCATCAACTTCTCAATACGAGCATCTTCAGTCACGTTGAGGTAAGACTGAGGAGCCTTGATCTTAGTGAAGTCCTCATTAGGAGTGAACAGTGCATGTCCAACCTCATGACCCACCAGAAGATCATAGATGTTATTGGAGAAATTTTCCCAGATAGGCAACGTCAACACACGGGTCTCAACGTTGAATTGAGCAGTTTCACACTTCTTATGTTCTACGATCAGATTCTCGGTGGCCAGAAGACGTGCAAGAGTGCCTTTGATGTTTTGGATCGCCATTAGATGTCTCTGTGTATGCACATAGTATAAGACCCCTGGCGGGTTGCCAGAGGTCCAAGGAGACGGTTCTTCAACTGGGCTCTACGTTTACGCGCTTGTCTCAGTTTTTGTGGTTTTAGGTGGCGTTTCTGCTCCTTCTTGGAGTGATGCTGCCAGTTTGGCATTTGCATTTTTCTTGATGAATGCAGTGAGTTCAGGAGTCTCTTCCCACTCCCATACCTGGGCGTGTTTGGAGTCTTTCTTTTCGATAGTATAGGAACGTTTCATATTAGTTATGTAGAGATGTGTACACTTTGGCGATTGACATACCGCCGTGAAAGTAACCAGCAACGATCACACTAAGAGTCGCTGCTATCACTCCCAGAAACATC